GATTGATTGCCATGCCTGCATTTGGTTCCATTGAGTGGAGAGCATCGTGAAAATCTTCGGTCTCCGAGTAGTTTGGCGCAGCAGCCATAGCCAAGTGGCCATTACGATTGGAGGACTTGGCAATCTCCTCCATGCGAGGCATACGAATCTTTTGCTCACCCATCTGCGGATTCTTCAAATCTCCTTTACCTGGCTCCTCTGGCAAGTAGTTTGGTGTCATTTCAGCTGTGGCAATGTCTCCTTCGCCGTGCTTGGAGTCCAGCGGCACACAGTTAGGAACCTTCTTACCACCTTTCTTCTTCTCACCCACCATCTGGTAACCCTTCCAGCAAGGGTCATTCTTCATTCTCTCAACAAACTCAGTCGGGTAGAGACCACTCAGACGGTCCCAATCATAATCGTTAATTGTTGTCATCATGCGGTCTCCTACCCCATTGGTAAATGTGATTTTCAATTTTTTCCACCTTGTCGTAAAGGCGGAGATGCTCTTCTTTCATGGTGTATTTTACAGGGAGATCGGCTCTCATTTCATTTAAAATGGATTCAACTTTCTCCATGTGGTTTATAATCTTGTCGATTCGTTTGCCGCTTCTTTCAACAATCCAGCCAAAGCCTGTGATTGTAGTAAATACAGACGCTACAATACCTACGATTACATCTACACCCACGGCTACTCCGGCAAACCCGACTTACCTGCGCTCAGACGTTGTTTTACTGACTCGGGTAGACCCGACTCCCAGTTATGTTTGCGGGCAATGCTAATAATCTTGGCCATAATTTGACGAGGATTGGCAGCACGGCCCACTGAAGACCAAGCAGCAGCTACATCGACTGGTCCTGCAATAGGGAAGCTCTGGTCAGGCCCGGCAAACTCACCCTTTATTTTGCCACTTGTCAAACTCTTGCGTTTCTCGGTACTCCACTCACGGTACTCGGCATCTTTGCGTTTCTTTTCACGGCAGACCGGGCAAGTACCGCCACAGGCGCATTCTTTGAATGCCGGAAGAGGCATACTCAGGAGTTCGGAATCCTGGGAGTCACCCTCAGCAAATCCGTACTCATTCTTCTTCATTTCTTTGAAAGAGGACATTCTTGACTTCTTGCGGTCAAAAATTTCCTTCATGGCATCTTTGCCACCGCAGTTTTCGTTATACTCACGGTTGACAAGAGAAGCTCGTTTCTCACGGTGCTCAGAGTGCATCTTCAAGATGTTTTCGTTGTGGTTGCTCATCATGCCGTCAGCATTGGGGCGCCACTTCTTACCTGTAGCATTCATTGCTTTGAGTTGGTCGCCACTGATGGCGTTGCTAGCGTTGATTTGGCCTCCAACGCCCGGAAGCGTTACCCCGCTAAAATCAAAATTGGTGCCGTACATAATTCCCTCAGGAGTTAGACCAAGTAATACCTTCAACCATAAACCGTTGGTTGTAGAGTTCTTCCAACCCGCCGGGAACAAGTTGCTTGAACTCGTCGGTAGTCAGAGGTTGAAGAGTGTCACCAACCATAAGACCAAAACGGTTAGAGTCAGCATCAACCGGACCGAATCCCATCATGGATAGAACTTTTTGCCGTGATGCAAAACTGGGGTGGTCTACTCCGAAAGCATCCGGACCGTAGATAACAAACCCGTCAGGCAAATGCTTCAGAATGGTTTGCCAATAAGCAAACAGATAACGGCTTATTTTTAGACGGTCACTAACTGTTTCTACAGGGTTATCTGCACTCCCATTTATAAGGAAACCACCAAATCCATAACCGAGAGTAATTTCAAAAGTGTTACCATCTACTTCTCCTACCATCAAGAGAAAAGGAACAGAAGTTACATAAATTGTAACGCCAGGTAAGTTGGGTCTAATCCAGTTTGCAAATTGAATACAATCTGTAATTTTTTCAACGTAGCCTTCTTCACCTGTCTCCAAACGGGCCAGGATTAACGCATTGTACTCGTCTTGCTTTGGGTTGCCAGAGTTGAACTCAAAACTTGTTAAAGGATCTAGCGCCTTCGGGTGAAAGGATAACATAATGGGGGCACTTCTGTATAACTTCTTTTACCCTTACTCCTATTCGTATTCTTCTTCCTCTTCGTCATCCCCCAAAATTTCATTAAGAAGTCCATCAACTTCCTCATCAGTGAGACTCTCTGAGTCATCATCACCGTCAATTAACTCACTTGAGATGTATTGTGAGGGATTGAAGGGTGTCTTCAACTCCTCATCAGGACCTTTGCCACTGGGGTATTTCCATAAACCTGTGTGCTCAATCCACGGGGAAGTGTTAGAAACAATGTTTGTGGGTAGCCCAGAGTTATTGGCAATCCCATCTTCGTCCGGAGTGGATAGTTGAGCAGCGTAAGCAGCACGGAAAGCGTCTACAGCTTCCTGGTTGAAGTCCCCGCTTATTCTGTTTGTCATGTTGGTTAGTACCTTTTCTAGGTTTTACCCGATGATTTTACTTCTGTGAATTTCTCCCATATCTTCTCCATCCCAGTCCAGGCCAACGCTGGTAGGCGGGACTCCATTCAACCAGTGCTGAACAGACAAGAAGCACCCGCCTTTTTCGCCTGCCCATCCACCGTGCTTGTCCATTGGACGAACGCGAATAGACCGACCGAAAACATTCTGCTCTTCTTTTAAAGCTAACTCCCCCGAAAATGTAAGGTTCATGCCGTACATTGCCATCTCAAAACTGTCAACATTTGGATGGCGATGCTCGGGAATTTTAGTACCTGCCGCACATATAATTAGTTGAGACTGAAACTGACCCTCACGATGTACCACATAGGCACAAAGTCCTTCTACAAATGTCAATCCACCAATCGGAGGGCTAAGCACCGGTTTTTCTTTTATAACTTCCGCCAAGTAATGCTCCAACTCATCTTTAGGAGTGAAGTCCCATGGTCGCCTAACAATAAAGTTACCCATTTGATTGTGTCAGTTTCTCTTTAACTTTTACCCGGTCACTTCTTGGGGAGTTTTCCAGAGATGTCTTGAGAGAGCTTCGAATTACCCATCAAAAGCTTCTCCTTGTACTTATCAATTTCTTGCTTAGCATCTGCCTTTCTCTTTCCATCTTGTATCATTTGTGCCTTGTCTAGGTCATGACCTTCAGGATGAATTTCATGTGTCAAATCATCCAATAGAGTGTCGAAGTGATCTCTAACCCGACGACGACAAACCCCTTGAATGGACACAGTGACAGGACCACAGGGAAGGCGATGACGATCAATCTCTAATTTTATATTCATGCGGAAGTCCTCTGGGGTAACCATCCATTATTGTGTCCATTGTAATGAACTCCTTTCTTTTTCTCTTTGCGAGGTTTGGGGTCTTCCTTGTTGGACTCACGCATGGAGGCAATCATTGCATCTCTCATGGACCGGAGTTTCTCCTTGTGGACAGAGCAATGGTCACTGTCCCTATAACTACGGTACCAATGTGAAACTTCAGAGGGGTCATCACTTTGCAACAGCATATTCCAGACGCCGAGTTCCGCCGCCCCTGCCAAAGTTCCTGGCGGTAGTTTTGCTTCAATTTCTGTCCGCTCTGGACGACGGAACCGGGTGTCCTTACGCATTTTAATCCTCGTATCGGTCAAGAATGTGAGCAATCACTGAGTTCCTAACTATATCCTCTTTAGCAAATTCAACAATGCCCACCTCAGACAGATGGCGCAGACGATGAATAGCATCAATGAGTCCATTTTCACGTCGGAAAACCTCAAGGTCGGTTTGTTTAGTGTCGCCAATGAGGCAAATTTTGGAATCTTTTCCTACTCGCGACAAGCACGTTTTGATGTGTGAAGGTAGGAAGTTCTGTGCCTCATCGACAATGATGAAAGCCTCATTTAATGAACGTCCTCGAATGTCTTCGAGAAGGACCGGTTCAATGATTTTTTTGTTGAGAAGATACTCGCCAGCACCTTGAGTCTTCATGATGCAGGGCAAGTTGTCGAGAACTGGAGCAACCAATGGAGCTATTTTCTCCGATAAGTCTCCAGGTAGAGCGCCTCGTCCTCGCTGAAACTCAACACCAACATCGCTACGAACGTAATAAACTTTTTCAATATTGCCAGAGGCAATTTCGTGAAGTCCGTAATGAAGGGCAATAAGAGTCTTGCCAGTTCCAGCTGCTCCAAACCCCACTGTAACAGTATTTCGTTTGAAACAGTTCCAGAGTTCCTCTTGCTTCCATGTTAGAAACTTTGGGGGTTGAACATCCATACCTTTATGGTATGCCTGTTCCAAAACTTGAGCATTTTCAGCGCGGCGGGTCCTGCGCTTGGTCTTTGAATCAATCATGGGTGGGAGGTAACAGTCATTGGGTAATAGATACTCTTCGCTGCTTACGAAACTTACATTTCGCTCACCTCCGTTAAGAAAAAAGTCCAGTGTCATTGGAGTCTAACACAGGTGTAAGTGGTTTTACCCTCTCTCCGGTTACTCGTGCCACCTTTCTACATAATCATCAAAGCCACCACGTCCGCCGCACGGACGGGAGTAACGGTCTTCAGGGATGAAGTATTGCTTGAGTTTTGCTTTTTGCAAATACTTGTCAGCTATTGGCGAAGTTGCCAATACAACGGTTCCAAAATCTTCCTGCATTATAGCAGGAACGGTATCAACAGGGGATTTTGCCATGGGTTCTAATGAATAAACATCAGAAACTTTTAGATTTGAGTGGTGGTTGCTATCACCACTTACATTTCTGTGTCCCAACCAATGTTCCGCTGCCCCCCACGAATCCCCCTCAGGAAAGCAGAGCGGTTGTCAGCATCACCGGAGATGGCATCGTAGTCAGGGTCGTTGAAGTTGTGATCGGCAGGAAACATTCTGAGCCTCCCTCGTGCCAAGTTGCTGAACACATTACGGTCGCTAAATCCAGATCGGACAAGAGAGCCAGAGAACCTCTTGTTTTGTATTATAGCATCATTCAAACCTCTGTCAACGGCATCGAGCTTCATTGAGTAGTAAGTCAATGCCCAAGTAAAAGAGTCGGTTCTGTCGTCATGTTTAACGAAAGGGAAAGTCGTAAGCTCACGAACAAAAGGATCGATCCACTCACCTTCAACAAACTTCACCCGGCCAAACTCCATCAAAGGAGACACGGCTTGAAGACGTATTGTTTTTGACTTAAGGGGTTTCATTTCCTCTATAGGAATCCGCGCCTCTTTTTTAAGAACCTGAATGAGAGACTGACCAGATGCTGCTTTTTCAATGCACAGCATTCTAACATCGTAATATGAATACAAGTGTTTCACCTTGGCGATGAGATCAGGGAATCCAAGACGCCCTGTGATTATTTCTCGAATATAAATAATAGATGGATTTTGGTGAGACAGTGAGGCTACACATATGGCAGTTTCATCGGCCATTTCTTTTTCAGAGAAAGCACAATCAACTGCCATCCAGGTTAAATCAAAAGGAGGGCACTTCTCAGCTTCTATGCGACTGATCCATCCATCTTTAATGATTTGGCCTTCGGCTGTTATTGGAGACCCTTGGTACAAGGCAGAGAAGGCCAAAGACCCCATTGTTTTCTTTTGAGCCATCAACATGTCAACAGAAAAAGAAGTGTTGGAAGGCCAATGGGACTCACCAACTTCTCGCTCCAGGGGGTCAGCCTCTGCTTGTTCAAGAGTTTCAATCAGTCCGGCAATATTAATCCATCGCCACCCTTTAGGATTCTCCTCCTCGTCATACAAACCATCCGCCTCAATTAAAATACCATGAAGGTCTCTCTCGTGAAACCGAGTGGCAATAATCATCTGACACCAGTTGTTTGTTCTTCGGGTAGATGCCTGTTCACCCCACCAAGACTCTAGTTCTTCAAGGGCAGCTTTTGAGGTGGAATCCTTCAAAGGGTCATCCACAATCATAGCCCCAACACCAGGACTTGTCATATTGGTTGTGCCTGCTGTAAAACCAGTTAGCACACCCCCGACAGAGGTAGGAAGCACATAGCCGCCGCCCAACATGTCATACTTTGAGTCAGAAGCAAAACCTTTCCACTCAGGAAAAATCTTCTTAAACTCTGGTCTTTTCAACATACTCAAAGAGTCTTTGTGGAACTTAGTTGAGAGTTGTTGACCATAAGAGGCGATGATATGCTGAGTTTGTTGGTCACGCCCAAGTAGCCAGGCTACAAACATTGCCGCTAACATTGACTTGCCTGACCGAGGAGGGCATGAAACAATGACTCGTTGATACCTCCTCGTTGCCAAGTCTTCGAAGGCAGAGGCTATAACTTCATGAAAAGCAACCACTTTTAGGTCACCTTTCTTCATAATGTCACAGAAAGCTAGGAAACAGTTTCTTGCTGCTTTATTTTTATACTCTTCGATTATACTCTGAGGAGCTTCCATCACCACAAGCTCTTGGATGCCCCGAATGTATTTTCGCCAGGAGCTGTGTTGGTCCAGTTGACTTGCTTTTGTGATGATTGGTCTCATGTTAGAAGTCGCTGATTCTCTTGAGTAGTTCTCCGACCTTGCCCTCGTACTCCTTAGCTAGTTCTTGTTCAGATGGTGTCTCTCTTGCAGTTAGAACCACAATATCCTCAGTGATTTCTCGATGAGCTTTCACAGAGGCAGAGAAGATCTGCACCAAGTCTCGTGTTGAACACTCTGGGAGTTGATCCTGAAGCATTCCAATAGCTTCATTGGCCACTTTGAGGGCTTCAGCAGCTAGAAATTCTTTTTGTTTTACAATTTCGTCAGTGTGGTTAGTCATTAGCGGAGACTCCGATTACATTTAGCACATCCGCCTCGGGCGGCGGGTGGATTTCCTGAGTAGGACTTCAAAGTTTGCAGGATTCTTTGAGCAAGTTCATTGTTGCCACTGCCAACAGCAGCATGGTACTCATTCCAGAGTTGCGACGCGTTCTTCATACTAACACGGAGAGTAGGGACTTGAATTACCTGTGCAAGGGAGACATCCGAGTCTCCATAATTCCGTAAGTTCGGCCATTTGGAATGTGCCTTCGAGCATCCACCCTCGCCCGCGAGGAGATTGCCCAACGTAGTAAAATCTACCTTTTGGTGTTTGAATGAATGTATCAGTCATTACACCAATGAGTTCACCCCCATCGATTGACACTTGAGTAGAGTCAGGGGACATGGGGTCAGAGTACAGGAACTGATACCCTCCTGTTACTACAGCAAACTCCCCATAGTTCACACTTTGTGTCCACTTTACATCAACCCTTGCGTTGGGAGATATGCCGCCCTCATCTGTTATTGTGTTTCTCCACAATTCAATTGCATACCTAGCCAACTTCTTTCCAGTCGAGCAGTAGAAGACCTCTCGAATTGGTTGCTTGGTTTTTGCATCCCATACAGTAACCACCAGGCGCCCATCCTCAGTGTAGCTGTTGGTGGACAGGAGATAAATGGGTTGGTCTAAAGGGCTCTCCAGGAAAATGCAGTCAGGGTCACAAATAAAGACCCAGTCTCCATTCTGAGCGATCTCATTGCTCCACCTTACTCCTTCACATGCTCCGTAGTCTTCTTCTGGGTCTAAGTCACAAGTGTAAGCTGGGACATAGATTTCTCCAGTAGCCTCATCAAGGACGCCACCAAGGGGCATTTTTGTCTCTACTCCGACTCCCGGCCAGATGGAGCGACAATCGCCCCGTTGAACACAAGGGTCAAGAGCAATGTAAGGAAGAGCCTCCTCAATGAGGAGGTTGTAAGTTTGAGTGTATGTGTATTGAGAATTTTCAGTTATTCCCGTGAATCTTTCATCGTCACAGGAGAAGGGTTCTATGACTTGCACCCCTGCACCACCAGGAACTCCACCATTCAAAGTGACAAAAGCCCCCGTCAAAAGTTGTGTGGCAAAGTCATGACCAGATGACGACAAGTAGTTTTGGCAGGAGAAATTCAACTCGAAAGACATCCTCCGAGTGAACACCATAGGTATTTTGTTGACGACAGAGTTTGAAGACCCTGTGTACCTTACAACGATGTTGTTAGTCTGCTGAACCACACCTTCATTGTCTAGTGCGTCAGCGAGACGAAGGACATTCACACTAATAGGAATTACAGGTGATGCAATTAAAGCATCACACAGGTATTGCTCGATACGCGTGATTGTATTCAGTTCCATTTGTTATCCTCCTGAGTGGTTTTACCCGGATACGAAAAAACCCCTGCCGAAGCAGGGGCCCAGATCACAAGGAATATCAGGCTTGAGACATACCGCCGCCGCCCTGAGGGGCGTCGAAGGTACCAAGATCGATGCCATTTTCGATGGCAGAAATGCGGTTGCTGAGCATGTTATCAGCGGCAGCGCGGGTTACGGCTTCAGCGTTGACAGCAGCAGTGGTATCTTGGCTGAGTGTGGCTTCAGCAGCTTGAGCACGAGCAATTTCGTTAGCTAAGTTGCCAGAGATAACACCTTCGGCAGCCTGAGCACGAGCGGCTTCAGAACCTTCGGCAGCTTGGGCGCGAGCAGACTCGGTGTTAATGTCACCTTGAAGACCAGCTTCAACAGATTGGGCCCGGAGAATCTCGTTGGCAAGGTCTAAACCGAGTTGACTTTCCGCAGCCTGAGCACGGGAAATCTCATTGGCGAGATCAGAAGAAATAACTCCTTCAGCAGCACCAGCACGGGAAATCTCAGTAGCCAAATCGCCAGCAATGGCACCTTCGGCAGCGGTAGCACGAGCAATTTCAGAGGCAAGGTCACCAGCAATGGCGCCTTCTGCACCTTGAGCACGGGAGACTTCAGCGTTGAGGGAAGCGGTTAGGCTACCTTCGGCAGCTTGAGCGCGGGCGATTTCATTGTTGAGGTTTGTTTGAACGCCGGAGACGGCAGTGGTGATAGTGGTGACGAAGTTAGGGTCGTCAGCAATAGCAGCGGCCAGCTCATTCAGTGTGTTGAGCAGGTCGGGAGCTGCGTCAATCAGCTCGGCAATTTTCTGGTCGGTGTAGGAGTTTGCACTGGTGGTGGTGAGATCACTCTCAAAGTAACCGGTGCCAATGGCTACCGACTCGGTGGTGCCGTCAAGACGGACAATGGTGTCGCCACCGCTACCAACGAAGAGTTTCTTGTCGGAGAGGTTGAATGCGATTTCACCAACACTCAAACCGGCGGGGGAAATACCGGCATTAAGGCTGCGAAGAAACTGTAATTTGTTGACCATTTTCAGAACGTTCCAAAATCAAATCCACCGGTCACCATTGACTGTGCTTCAATTACCAGCCTGTCATTCACTACAGAAGCTCCGGGAATGACCACAGAACCGCTAGAGGTTTCCAGTAGAATGTCAGTTCGAGATGTTTCCCCCACATTAAAAGGTTTGTTTGGAATGGGGGCTCCGACGTTTCGGGATCTAGGTATTGGACGCGCCATAGTCAGTGGTTAGTGGTACCAGAGTTTTACCCGATTTTGCAAGGCAAAATAAAGGGCACCCGAAGGTGCCCAGTGAGACGAGTTAGGCGCCCATCGGGTGAATGATGAACCCTGAAGCGGGCACATCGGGGTAGGGAGCAACAGCAGGGTCTGCCAGAAGACGAGCATTAGCATCAGCAGAGTACCACCACAGTTCCACATACCCCCCAGCAGTCAGAGTAACCACCCAGTTGATGTAACCGAGTTGAGCAGCGCCGCTTCCTTGGAGAGTCAGGTTGTAAGCAGAGTTTGGTTCGTTGACACCGTTCTTTTTGATCCAGAAGTTGATGTCATCTGAGCCAGCATCCGTCTTTTGAACCTGCAAACTGGCCAAGACCTGGTAAGTTCCAGCCACTGCCGCCGTGATCCGAGATCCACTCACAATCGAGAAGTTATTTGCCGAAGATGTGGTGTCGTATGAAACTGCATTACCACTGGCACCCCCTGTGTTTGTTTGAGATGTTGTGCGAACAAAAGATCCGTAGTTGGCAGTAGCTGTGCCAGAGCTGACCCAGGCAGGAGCAGCGCCAGTGCCGTTTGACGTCAGGATCTGACCCGCTGTGCCGTACGCACCGCCAGCACCCAGGCTGATGGCGCCTGAGGCGTTAGACTGGAAGCGGATGGAGCCAGCACCGTCAGCCAGGACTACGTTGTTGGCCAGAGCGGTTGTACCGCCGTAAGCACCGATGATGGTGTTCTGACCGCCAGTGGTGACAAGACGTCCAGAGGTATATCCTAGGAAAGTGTTTGTGGAGCCTGAGGTCAGACCGTCACCAGCCAAGACACCACCAGCAAAGTTATTGGAACCGGTGGTTACCCCAGAGCCGATGGCGCCACAACCGATGGCTGTGTTTGCTTGACCTGTGGTAGCAAGACGACC